TAATAGGAGGCCGACATGGGCTTTTGCAGCGACGTTAAGTCGGCAAATGTCACCACCAGTGCGAGTGTCTTCGGTGGCCGTGGTCGCGTAAAAGCGATTTACGTCCAACCGGGCACAGCCGCTGGGTCGGTGACCATCAAAGATGGCGGCAGCGGCGGCACCGATGTGATTGTGCTCGACACGATTGCAAACGGTCAGGCTGTTTACCTTCAGCTTCCCGAAGATGGCGTGTTGTGCGAAACGAGCGTGTATTGCGCTCTTTCTGGCACTGCCACTAAGGCCACGGTGTTTTACGCCTAGTCATGGCCAAATCAAAGGGAATGGGAATTGCTACGTCGGTCAAGTCGGGCAATTTCCGCCCGACAAAGGCTGGTGCAGGCATGACCAAGAAGGGGGTTTCTGCCTACCGTAAGGCGAACCCCGGCAGCAAGCTGCAAACCGCCGTCACAGAAGACAATCCCTCCAAGACGAGAGCAAAGCGGCGCAAGTCGTACTGCTCTCGCTCTGCTGGGCAGGCTAATATGCATGGGATTGATTGTTCAAAAACGCCTGATAAACGCATTTGTCAGGCCCGACGCAGATGGAAATGCTAAAAATGGACAACCAAGAAACCACGCTTGCTGTGTTGAGCGCAAAGTTTGACGTGCTTCACGGTGATGTGACCGACATGAAAAAGGCCATGAAAGAGGTGGCCTCTGCTCTTACAAAGCTCACTCTCGTGGAAGAACGACAGGCAAACTCTAACAACGCACAAAAGCGTTTCGCAGAAAAGCTTGATGCGCTTGAGGCACGAATCGACACCCTAGAAAAGGCCGACGTTAGCCATGACCAAGCAGCAAAATGGGTCATGCACGCCGTCTGGGGCGCAGCGGGCCTTGCCGCGATGTACGTGGCCAAGACTGTGGGGCTCCTGTGAAAAAGAACACCAAGAGCAACGATGCTTGTGCCAAGAAGGTAAAGGCACGATACAAGGTGTGGCCCAGTGCTTATGCCTCTGGTGCCGTTGCTAAGTGCCGCAAGGTCGGAGCCAAGAACTGGGGGAACAAGAGTGGCCGTTCGTAAGACAGCCAAGGGTCTTGCCCTCAAGAAGTGGTTCGACGAGGACTGGGTCGATATTTCCCGTACGGACAAAAAGACGGGAAAACACCCTCCCTGTGGCCGCAAGGAATCGAATCTTTCCCGCAAGGGATATCCGAAGTGCCGTCCGGCGGCAACTGCCGCTACAATGACGGAAGGTCAGAAACAGGCGGCGGTTCGCCGCAAACGCGCCAAGCCGCAAGGCGTCGGCGGCAAGCCAACAAACGTTAAGTGAGGTGAATCATGGCTGCTTGTGGTAAGAAGATGGCAAAGGGTGGCATGGCCTACGCCAAGGGCGGCATGGCTGATGTAAAGGGCCGTGCAATGAAGGGCGGTTCGGCTGACCGTATTGGTCGTGCTGTCATGAAGGACAAGCGCGACCCGGACATCGGTAAGATGATGAAGGAAACCAAGGCTAAGGCTCCGGCTAAGCACATGGCTTCTGGCATGAAGAAGGGTGGCGAGATGATGGTCTCCCCGCGCAAGCGCATGGCCATGGGCAAGGGGAAGTAACATGGAAACCATGAAGAAGAAGCCTCCTGTCATGGACGAGCGCCGCAAGATGGAAGAAGACCTTCGCAAGGCCGGGGAAGGTTCGACCATGCAAATGGGCCCGGGCTACATGAGTAAGGAAGAAAAGGACATCATCCAAAAGATGATGAAGGATGACGAGATGAAGATGAAGCCGAAGGGCTACAAGAAGGGTGGCATGGTCACCCGTGGCCAAGGCTGTGTCACTCGCAAGAAGTCTTGCAAGATGTGCTAAGGGGACAACCATGGCTAAGACTACTAAGGCCCGTGGAGTAGGTGCAGCTACGCAGGGATTCGGTGCCGTTTCCAAGGGTGCGGAAGAAACCTACTTCTCGCCGGAGCCGGTTGACGAGAACCTTGAGAAGCAAAAGAACGCGGGAGAACTTCCTTCCCCGACGTTCCCGCGCATTCCCCAACCTACTTCTTGGTAAAAAATGGCCACCTCAGGAACCTCCACATTTACGCTAGATATCGCTGACCTCATTACGGAAGCGTATGAGCGTTGTGGTATTCCTATTCAGGATGGCTATGCGCTGAGGACGGCCCGCCGTTCGCTTGATTTGCTGTTTGCAGATTGGGCTAATCGCGGGCTTAACCTCTGGACTATCGAGCAACGGACTGTTTCCCTTAGCACTGGGGTCAATACTTATGACCTCCCCACCGATACTGTGGACGTGCTTTCGGCAGTAGTTCGTTTCTCGAACCAAGGCACTCTTACTGATGTGACCATTGACCGGATTAGCCGTGCAGAGTATCTGCACACTCCGGTGAAGAGCCAACAAGCCAGACCGGCTCAGTATTATGTAGAGCGGACGATTCAGCCGAAGCTGTATCTCTACCCCACGCCTGACCCCTCAACGTCGTATACCTTTGTGTATTACGGTATTCGTCGTATTCAGGACGCAGGGGATTATGACGATACCCCCGATGTAAACTTCCGTTTTCTGCCGTGTTTGGCAGCGGGTCTTGCTTATTATGTTGCCCTTAAAAAGGCCCCCGACAGGGTAGTCTTGCTCAAGCAGATTTACGAGGAAGAGTTTGCCCGTGCCGCAGCAGAGGACAGAGAACGAGCCAGCGTATATCTGGTTCCTGACTTTGGGGGCTAGCAGATGGGCGGCTATGCCTCGGGAAAATACGCACTAGGCATATGTGACCAGTGCGGTCAGCAGTTCATGCTGAACAGTCTCAAGAAGACTTGGGACGGATTCAAGGTTTGCTGGGAGTGTTATGAGCCCAAGCATCCACAGCTAGAGCCTCTTCGTGCTGTGTCTGACCCTGAAGCCCTAAAAGAACCCCGACCAGAAAAATATGAAGTCTTTGTGGTATACGTCGGTATACCCGGCGATTCTACGTTTGAGTCCATTGGAATGCAGCCTGCTCCAGTATCACAGCCCCTAGTTGGCTATGGTGGGGTAGGAACAATCACGGTATCCATATCATGAACTACACAGAGCTTGTAACGAACATCAGGAACTACACCGAAGTGGGTTCCAACGTGTTCACGGATTCCGTGATTAACACGTTCATTACGATGGCGGAGAATCGTATTCTCCGTGACATCGACCTAGATTACTTCAAGAAGGAAGTCGCCGGGGCCCTTACGACTGGGAATCGATTCCTTTCTACCCCGAATGACATCCTCACTCATCGGTACTTGATGATTACGTACCTTGGTGAGCAAATCTTCTTAGAGTTCAGGGATACCTCTTTCATGAAGGAGTACTGGCCAAATAGTGCTCTCAGAGACATACCGAAGTACTATTCGGTGTGGGACCAAAACACTTTTTATATCGCACCCACGCCCAGTGAGGATTTCCCGGCTGAGCTAGGATATATCTACAAACCAGCGCAGATTTCTTCCACTAATCCCACTACGTGGATTAGCGAAAACGCCCCGGAAGCCCTTCTGTACGCTTGTTTGATACAAGCGTATAGTTATACCAAGGGGCCAACTGCAATGATGCAGTATTTCGAGAACAGTTATGCCCAAGCGATTCAAGGCCTTGGTGTTGAGCAGCAAGGTCGCCGTCGCCGTGATGAATACCGTGACGGTATGCCCAGAGTCAAAGTTAGGTCGGAGAACCCGTAACCATGTACGTCGAATCTTGTGGAGTGCTTCTTGGGGATATCCGCGTCACTCACGTGTCTGGGAGAGGTTTCACCCCGGAAGAAGTCGCGGAGATGGCCCTCGAAAAAATCATCTATGTCGGTACGGACTCTCACCCAGTGATTCGAGACCAAGCTGAGGCTTTCAAGAAACAGATTCGTGAGGTCTTGGTGCGCTACATGCGCCAAGCTGTTTTGTCCCACAACACCACTATCTCAAACCGCCTGAAGGATGCTGGGCACCCTGAGCTAGTCAAACTTTTGGAGATTTAAGATGCCCGGATTTACTAATGCAATGCCCACCTCGTTTAAGGTGGAAATCCTCAAGGCGGTCCACAACTTCACCGCCTCTACTGGTAATACCTTCAAGATTGCCCTCGGCAAGGGCAGCGCCACGCTGGTCGGCACCTACGGTGCCGCCACTACCAGTTACACGGACCTCACCGGTAACAGCGATGAGATTCCTAACGGTAGCGGCTACACCACTGGCGGTAACACCCTGACTTCGGTCACCCCGGTTGCTGATGGCACCACTGCGGTGTGCGACTTCGACAACACCACGTGGAGTTCGGCAACTTTCACCACCTCTGGCGCAATCATTTACAACGACAGCGCAACAGGTGACCCGGCTTGTGCAGTCCTTAGCTTTGGTGGTGACCAGACTGTTACCTCGGGTGACTTTCAGATTCAATTCCCGGCCCCCGGTGCCACTACTGCCATCATCCGTATTGCCTAAAGGTAAAACATGGCTCTTGTCATTGCTGACCGCGTAAAAGAAACAACCGCCACTACTGGCACTGGCACGATTACGCTTGCCGGTGCTGAGTCGGGGTTCCAGTCTTTTGCTGCGGTTGGTGATGGCAACACCACGTTCTACACCATTGCTGGTCAGGGAACTAGTGAATGGGAAGTGGGCATCGGTACGTACACCGCGTCTGGCACTACGCTATCCAGAGACACGATTCTTGCTTCGTCTAACTCTGGTTCAGCGGTCAACTTCAGTGCCGGTACGAAGGATGTCTTTGTTACGTACCCCGCCGGGTATGCTGCATTAGGCGCGGGCGGTCAGGCCATCGTCACTAACAACACGGTTGTAAACACCAGTACTGAGATTCAACCGGGGTTTAACGCACAGAGCATTGGCCCTATTACAATCTCTACTGGCAAGTATGTGACGGTACCTACCGGCAACAAGTGGCTGGTCTTTAGTTACTAAGGAAATACCATGAGCAACATCAAGATTCAGGGGAATGCTAGCGGTACCGGGACCACCACTATCCAAACCGCTAATACTTCTTCCAGCACAACCTTCACTCTTCCGGCAACTGACGGTACTAGCGGTCAGGCACTTGTGACTGACGGGTCTGGAAATCTGTCTTTCGGCTCCGCCGGGATTTCTACTGGCAAAGCCATCGCAATGGCGATGATTTTCGGATTCTAAGGGGTAACAAATGGCAAACCCAAATATCGTAAACGTTACCGCCATCTACGGTAACAACTCCACAACCGCGCTATCTACCACTAGTGCCACTTCAATCATTAACAACGCAGCGGCAAGTGGCAAGGTGTACAAGGTCAACAGCATCGTGGTTGCTAACGTGGACGGTTCGTCCGCTGCCGATATCACCATCAACATCTATAGCCAAGATGACCTTGGTGGTACGGCTTATGCGATTGCTTCGACTATTTCGGTCCCGGCGGATGCTACGCTGATTGTGACGGACAAGACCACCTCTTTCTATCTTAAGGAAGACCAATCTGTCGGTGCTATTGCTGGCGCGGCCAATGACCTTGTGGTCACTGCTTCGTGGGAAGAACTGAACAGTTAAGGGGCATCTATGTCGATGCGCTATAAGGGCGGAGTA